GCTTGCTGCCAGTGGCGCTGTTTCTGGAAGTGTTATCACTCCATTGGATGCTGGCGGAACTATTCAGGTTGAAGTTGGAATGCGTCTAAAGGGAAGTGCTACCGATGGTAGTGCGCTCTATGATGGTGTTTTAACGGTCGAATCTGTTGATCGTAATGCAAACACATTTGCAACAACCGTTGCCCCCGGCACTGCAATGGCATCACTCGGAAACGATGATTTCTTGTATGTTGAGGGTGATGCAGCAAACGCTGGTTCCAATATCAAGCTAGCGGGTCTTGACTCCTGGCTGCCTTCAACTATTGCGTCGTCCGGTGATTCTCACTTCGGTGTTAACCGCTACACTGACTCAACCCGTCTGGGTGGTCAGCGACAAGCTGTAGTATCTGCTTCTATTCAGAACACTCTCATCAACGCCGCTGTTTTGGTTGCGCGTGAGGGTGGTCGTCCTGATGCAGTATTTATGAACCCAACTGATTGGGCTGAACTGGCAGTTGACCTCGAAGGTCGTGCCCTTGCAGCGCAGGCTTACAATCGTCGTCGTTATGATAATGGTGATGATGTGGCTCAGTTTGGCTTTGCAACTCTTCAACTGGCCACACCTGCGGGCATGGTTGATATTGTTGCTGACCACAACTGCCCAATCAATATCTGTTATATGCTTCAGCTTAACACCTGGAAGCTTAAGTCTCTTGGACCGGCGCCTCGCCTTCTTGACTTTGATGGCCTTAAGGGGATTCGTCAGAGCAACGAAGATGGTGTTGAGTACCGCTGGGGCTACTACGGCAACCTTTTGTGCACTGCACCTGGCTTTAACTGCCGCGTAGCACTGGCATAAGGAGAGTATCATGGCATTTGTTCAGACACTTGGCGGAACCGAACAAGTTATTGTTGCTGGTTCTTTTACAGATAACATCGACACCGTGAGAGGAACTGGTTACTCAGTGGCTCACTCCGGCGGTGTTTACACTATTACTCTTGATCGTGCTTATAACGGGCTTATCTCGTTTGCGGCTACTATCATGAACCCAGATATGGCGAGCGGTGAGGCTCTTGTTCCAATCCTCTCAGCTCACAGTATCACCGATGGCACTACTGGTGGGACTCTCACCATGAAGGTCATTGATGATGCAGGCAATATTGAAACCACTGTTGCGACGAACTGTGAAATCTTTTTCATTGCCGTCCTTGATGTGGATACCTAATCAATTCCTGGATGGGGGGCTCCGGCCCCCTGTTCTTTTTGGAGATCGATATGGCTGATGCTGGTCAGGATGCTTTGGCAATTATGCTCGGTGGTGCTGGCGGTCCTCCCGCTGGACCAGAAGAACCAGTTCCCGGGGGTGAAGATGACTCCTATTTGCAGGCTTTTCAGGATGCTGCTGTGGCAGCAATGGATGCCTATGGCGCTGGTGACATGGAAAGCTTTTCAATGAATTTAAAAGATGCAATTGAAATCTGTGTTGAGCAGAAAGAAGCCACTGGAGGCGGAGGCGGTATCGAAGTACCAGAAATGGAATACTGATGTCTACTCTCTCTGACCTAAGGACAAGGGCACGCGAGCGTGCTGATGCGGTTGGGAATAATTTCTTTTCCGATTCTGAGATTGATGGTTACATCAATATCGGCCTTGGAGAGCTGCATGATCTTCTTGTTTCAAAACAGGAAGATTACTATATTCGAAAGCTATCCTTTGTTCTTGAGCAGTCAAAATCAGATTACAACTTTTCTGATATCGGCTTAACCAATTTCTATAAGCTGTTAGCTGTCGATTCAACGCAGGGGAGTGATACGTTTCGGGTTAAGAGATTTGCCATGGCAGATCGAAACCGATTCCAAGCAGATTTAGCATTTCATAACAGTAGAGGATATTCTAATTATGAGTATTCCATTCAGGGAAACACCATAAAGTTTATCCCTGACCCAGTATCAACGGATACAATCAACATATATTATGTTCCGTCTTTCGCTGCTCTTAATGGTGATGGTGCGGAAGTTGATGATAGTATCATGCTTAACTGGGAAGAGTATGCTGTTATTCAAGCAGCCATTAAAATGCGACAAAAAGAAGAAACGTCTGTTACGCCTCTCGAAAGAGACCTCGATCGAATTACGTTGAGGATTGAGGATGCGGCAAGAGACAGGGATTCTGCGGAGCCATTCGGAATAACAGATGAGACAACTGGGATTCTTCATGGTTTCTGGTCAAGCTGATGACAGTTAGAAGCTTTGAGAAAGTAAGTATCTCGAATCCTGAGATTCAAAACTTGCAATATCGACTTGAGGAGACGTTGCGTCCAGTAACGGACTCCTCAATTATCGATGGTAGAGTTATCTCGGATATAGATCTCGCATCTGGAACATCAACAAAGATTGCTCATAAGCTTGGCAGAAAGCTTAGGGGCTGGATTGTTGTTGGCCGAAGTGCAGCGCAGCATGTTTATGATGAGAATTCAGGAGAGACTGACCTGGATACTTTTTTGCACCTAACCGCAGGAGGAACTGTCACCGTTAGTATTTGGATATTCTGATGCCGATTAAGAAAACTGCACCGCTAAGTAAAAATGTTATTCGGGTTCAGCTTGGCAAGGGGATGGATACCAAGGGGACCGATATTGTTCTAGAGCCTGGTACTCTGGAAACGCTGAAGAATGCGGTTATTGAGAAGACAGGCAAGATTCAGAAAAGAAAAGGCTGTTCAACTTCTTCATGGGAAGGCGCGAACAATAACCCAGAAGGCAGTTTTGTTTATCGAAAGAACCTGATTATCCAGGGGGATGAAGAGCTTACTACTATCCTTGGTAATGATAATGAGACTGTTGCTATTGGCTATAACAAGTATTTCGAATCTGAGATTTCTCATGTAAGCGGAGGTGGCCTGCACCACCAGGAGTCTCCTTCTATTGCATTAAGCCATAGCGGTAACTATTTCGGGATTGCCTGGAGTCAGGCATTTTGGAATGAGTCCACTGCGGCCATTAACTATCAGTATCGAATCTCAATTGTAGATGCGGTTACTGGCACCATTGTAAACCCAGACCTCTTCATCACCCAGTACACAAAGACACATCGAGGCTCGATTAAGATTGTTGCTCATGGGGCTACTGATGCTGCCGATGATTCATTTGCTGTTTACTATGAAGACTTGCAGGTTTCTAATCTACTGCTTCAGAAGGTTAAGCTAGATTTTGATACACTCGTTCCGAATATTCTTGGGGCGACCTCTGCTGTAACGATTGCAAACGCATCAACCTATCGACAAACTGCCGCTGAAGCTTTCTTTGATGTCGTTGAGTATAGTACCGGCGCTGATAACTATCAGAAAGTGCATGTCGTATTCACTGAGTACACGGGCAGTGCTCACAAGATTACTCACGTATTAGACGATAATGGCACCCTGTCTACTGGTAGCACTGGTCTGCTGACTACTACGGTAGGCGCAGCAATGACGCATATCACTGCTTACCGCTCCAGTGCTGGTGGGACATCCAGGGTCTATTATGCTTATGCTCTGGCCAATGTCCTTCATTTCAGGCAATCGCTTGAGAGCAACTTTGCAACCCATCACACGGCTTCCGATACACAGACCTCAGGTCAAACAATCATTGAGACTGGCGGGTGGTGTGATTCCGAGGATGGTACTAAGGTTGAATACTTTTGCACTGTAGGCACTACATCATCAACATTCATTTCTAAGATTGTTAGGCTTATATTTACCCCCGCATCTACGACCCTGGATGACGATGGCGTTCCATTCAGGCTGAATGCCTGGACACCGTTGGCGCCGATTAAGACAACTGCCGGAATTCATTATTTTATTGCCCAGGAAAACAGGAACACTGAGGATAATGACTTATCCCTTCACACTGTTTCTGCCTGGTCTACTCCGCTGGATAATCCTACGGGTCTAAACATTCAGCTTTATCGCGGATTGATTGGGGCAACATTTCGTCAGAGTCTTGTTCGCTCCCACATGAATGGGATCAGTTGTAGGGTTATTTCTGATGGGACACATCATTATTCGGTGCTCCCGAGAACAACGAACTTTCAGACATTCGTGAGCTTGGCAGGGGTTCCAACTACGGTAATCAATAGCTCCTGTCACTTGGTTAAGTTCACAACAACGAAGCCTGCTTACGAGACCCCGAGAGTTCAGCTTGGTGGGGAGCTTTATTTTTCCCCTGGAGCGATTAAGTCAACCAGTTCAGAGAGAGTTCACGAGGTTGGATTCTTTTATAAGCCCGGAATATCTCTCACTGCCCAGGCTGCGGGAAACCTGGATTCCTCAGGAGTCTATAAGTATCGGGCCTGTTGGGAGTGGGAAGATTCTTACGGGAATCTTCATAGATCTGAGCCATCCGACGAAGAGAGTCTTACTCTCACTGGTTCAGACACGGGCATAATTGTTAAATGTGATGCTCTCTCGATTACTATGAAGGATTACAATAATCGACTCAGCTTGGTTATCTACAGGACCCAGGGTGGTGGTGATATTTTTAATAAGATTGCTACTGTTGATTGCCCCGACCTTAACGGAAGCACGGCGGTTACGGCATTGATGTCGTTTACTGACTTAATGAGTGATGCGAATGCTGCACTGGGGGCCTTTCTTTACACTGAGGGAGGAGAGCTCGCCAACGTAGCGCCCCCTGCTTCCAGGTATATTGAGTCTCATCGAAACAGGTTGTTTGCGATCAGTGAAGATAATCGAGTTTGGTATAGCAAAGAGTATGAGAATAAGATTGGCCTCTCTTTTTCTGATGAGTTTCAGGTTCCGCTTGATGGGTTAGATCACGATAAGCCCACTGCTTTGTGTAGTTCTGGAAATGAGCTTGTTATTTTAAGAGAGCGTTCTACTTGGTCAATTAGCGGGGAAGGGCCTTCTAAGACCGGAGTTGGCGAGTTCTACAAACCTCGTCAAGTAAGTGCTACTATCGGTGCTCTTAAAGATTCCCCTACCCTGCATACCGATAGTGGCATTTACTTTCAGAATGTTCGCGGTATTTTTAGAATGGGTGGTGAGGGGTTTGAGTACATCGGCGCCCCAGTAGAAGCAATCCTGGGATCTTCGAGAGTTATTGCGATTCGTCATCACCAGGAAACCGAAACAATTCGATTCGCCCTCACTGACCAGGTGCTTGCGTATAATTACAGATATAATGCCTGGGCTATTTACGAGTATAGCCTGGATGAGGGTGTGACCATTGTTGGGATGGAAAACATAGATGATACAATCTATGTGATTGCTAGTGATGACAGTATCCTGAAAGAAGATTCGAGCTATAAGGTCGGCAGCACATACATACCGATGACACTAAAGACTAACTGGATTTCATTTAATGAGGTTCAGGGGTTTGGCCGAGTCTACAGATTCTCTATTCTAGGTGAGAGTCACGATAAGCATATTCTCTATGTTAAGGTTTATTACGATTACGATGACAGCACCGTAGTAGACACCTACCAGTTTACGACTTCTTCTGCGACCGATGCGAAGCTTCAGTTTCGCGGTCATCTATCTAAGCAAAAATGCGAAGCTATTAAGTTCGAGATTTATGATGCCGATAACTCTGCTTCAACTGGTGACGGTTTTTCGATAGACCATATCGCTCTTGAGGTTGGTCTTAAGAAGGGCATTTTCAGAACGACCCAAGCAAATACGATTGGAGCCAACTGATGGCCAGACTACCCGGCGAATCAGAAGAAGACTACAGAAGACGATTAGCCGATGAAGGGGGAGCCGACCCCTTAGACGCACGCAACTGGGATCTAGATATTCTTGGAAGCGAAGATGAGCCAGGGGGCTATAGCAACCTTGTTCTAGATACAGATCCCTACTACGGTGATGAAGACTGGACACCTAACCCAAATCTAGACAACCCATATACTGATTGGACAGACCCATCCGGACCACCCGGGCCTACAGAAGGTCCAGAAGGTACAGCCGGTGGTCTTGATCCAACTGTCATAAGTACCAGTCCCCTGCCTGCCGGTTATCAGGGAACGCCCACTGCTCCGCCGGTTGGAGCATATACGGGTCAAGATACTTATGGCTATGGCCAGCAATGGACAGGCCAGGAAACCTACCTCGAACCGTATATCCAGAACATTATTGGAGATGTTCAGGCTCGTGAGGCTGCTCAGCTTCAAGGGCCTGGTGCGGTAGGCGGTCAGACAGTTGTTGACCCCGGAGCAATGACCGCAGCCGGAGTTGCCCCGATTTTAGGATTTGCTGGAGCGGGAGTAGGCCCCGCTTCTCAGATGACAGCGGCTCAAATGGCTGGTCCCACAGGTCAGTTTGGCGGGGCCACAATTGCAGATGTCGCTGGACCAACAGCAGCTCAGATTACAGGGATTCCAGCTGGCCCTGGTTTTGCTCAAATTAGCCCTCAAGATCAATTAGCCCAATCTGCTCAATTTCAACAATTACAACAATTAAGACAGATGGCCGGTGGCCAACTAAGCCCGGTGATTGAACAAGAAAGAGAGCGCGGAGTAAAAGACGTTCTCGCTATGATGGCATCTCAGAGAGGTGTTCCAACATCTGCCGTAATGCGGGCAGGAATGGAGGGCATGTCAGCCGTTAATCGTCAGGCCCAGGAAGCGGGAGCACAACAGCAGCTTCAGGCATTGCAGGCTCTTGGTGGTGCAGCTGGTCAGGTGAGAGGTCAGGATATTGGTCTTGCTGCTCAGCAGGCTCAACTTGAACAGCAGGCTGGGCTTACGGGTTACGAAGGTGCTAGGCAGGCAGCGATGCAGCAGGCTGGGTATAGTCAGCAAGCAAATGTAGCAGCCGCCGAGATGGCTCAGCAAACAGCAATGCAGGAAGCCGGGTTTGAACAACAGGCCGAGATGGCATCAGACCAGCGAGTTCAAGAAGCAGAGCAGGCCAATGCTCAAATGAGACAGCAGGGCAGCCTTGCAAATATGCAGGCCCTGAATCAAGCCGCACTTCAGCAGGCTCAGCAGTTCCAGCAAGCAGGCATGGCCGGAATGGATGCAGCAACTCAGTCCGCACTAGCTGATGCCGGTTATCAGCAACAAGCAAATCAAATGATATTCCAGGCAGAGCAGGAACGTAATATGGCGGCGGCTGAATATCAGCAAACTGCGGACCTAACGAATGCTGAGATGCAGCAGGCAATGATAATTGCTGAAGCTCAGGTAAATGCCCAGCTAGAAGGGTCGAGAGACCAGTTATTGAATGCTCTGATTATGCAGGGGGTTGATCGATACAAGGCTGAAGTGCAGGTCAACGCTGAAATCCAAATGCAATATAACTCGCTGATGAAAGATTATTTTGCAGTTCGTCAAGGTGCTCTTGTTGAGCTTGGTTCAACTCTTATGGAACAGCAGTGGTACAACGAAAGTTCCGTCGAAGAGCTTCGTGAGAATATTAACGCTATTTACGTGCTTGCTGGTCAAGCTGCTCCTGGCGCCCAGGCGCCTATTCCGGGTGCTGGTACTGGTGGGCAGTATAACATTGCTCGCGGCATTGGAGCTTTTCCGTGGTCTAACATGCAGGGTCCTTATGGCCCGATGATGGGTCAGCCTTATTCGGATTGGGATACGGAGGAGTTTGAATAATGGTTTACGATCCAGACAGATTTAGGAAGCGTTTTATTTCGGGGCAACCTACAAGCATGCAGATGCTGGCCGGGGACAGATCAACCGAAGGCATTGATCGATTCATGAATCGTAATGAATTTGGTCAGAGTCCAACCGCAGCAGGAAGCTCTCCCTTAGGCCTAACCAGGCAGCAGGGGATAACCCAATCTCAAAACATGGGAATCACAGATCCAAACTCAATAGTGTCATCGACGCAACGACAAGAGGAGGCCCAGGGGATGCAGGCTCAGCTTGAGCA